AACATCGCTTTGCCCATGCGCAGGGCGCGTGCTGCCTGCCGGCCGCCATGCCGCCCCGGCAGATGACGGCCGTGGGCTCGGCCGCGGCGCGCGGCAGCCATTCCCCGGCATCGGAGCCTCGCACCACGGCGACGGCGCGATCCGACATTTCCTGCGCGAGATGCGCATCGAAGGGCACAAGCTCGGCGTGCAGCTCCATCGTGTCGCGGTTCAGCGCGGTGAAGAGCGCCGGGTTAGGCAGGTCCATGTAGGCCTGGTAGAGCGCGATCTGGGCGGCATAGACGGGGCGTGCGATGCTGACGCCGCGCTTGACCACGTCCTTCCAGCTGGCCGCGCCCAGCGCCTTGTTCTCCCAGAGGGCGGGATAGTCCATCGCGACTGGGCCTGAGACGAAGCAGCCGTCGATGTGGCCCCTGAAGCGCCCGCCGAGGGCCTCGAAGCCGAACTGGCCACCGTCGGGGCGTTCGGTACGCAGGTCGAACCCGGCGATCCGGAACCAGCCCGCGACGATCTCCTCGGCTCGGTGGCCCGCCTCGAAGATGCGCAGGGTGCGCGGTTCGAACTCCTGGCCCTCGTCCCTGGGCACCGCGAGGTAGTCGTACTGGATTTGGCGCAGGCAGCCGCGGCCGAGCCCCGAGGAACTGACATAGGTGCGGGGGCGCTCGGCGCGGTGGCGCGCCGTCAGTGCGGCGTCGATGGCGGCGGACACGGCTTCGGCGATGGGCGGGCGCGGCGCATCGGCACCGTAGACGAAGCCCGAGCCGTGGTTCAGGTCGACCATTGCTCGCGTTCCCAGAACCCGCCGCCCTGCGCGATGCAGGTCAGCTTGTGGAACTGCGCGTCCGTCAACCTGGTGCGGTTGCCGAACCGCGCGAGCTTCTCGCGGAGGCTGTCGCAGAACCCGATCTCGAAATCGGTGACGGCGTTCTCCGTGGCCGCATCAGGCAGGTGCTTCCAGCTGCAGGATGCGGTGTCGTCGTTCAGGTCGATCATGACCGTGCCCTCCGACTAGAAAGGCAGAGGGTCATCCGGAACCGTGCCGGTGCGCTCCTTGCGCGCGGCCTGGTTCTGCATGCTTTCGATGTACCCGGTCACCGCCGCCTCGATCAGGCGGTCGATGTCTTCGGCGCTGCGGTGAAAGAAGGGCTCCATCAGGCCGAGCTCGTTCAGCGCTTCGGCGAACGGCAGTCTGGCATCGCGGATGGCCTGTGCCTCGCGGGCGGTCTTGTCGATCATGCCGTTGTTCCTTTGAGCGATCGCGCTGCCCGCGTCCTGGCAGCGGCGCGAGCAGAAGCGGTGGTAGGGGTGAGGATCGCTCCGGGGGAGCGATCGCTGCGACGAACGGTTGCGGCGGAGGCCGTGCCAGTAGCCGAAGCCGCGCGCCTCGCGGGCGCAGACGGCGCAGAGCGTCACCCGAGCAAGAGTGTCCCGGTCGGGTCGTCCCGTGGCCAGTCCTGCCGGTGCAGGCGCTCCGACTGCATCACGATCCAGCGGGAGATGGCATTCACCGCCATCGCCTCGAGGTCCGCCAGGGTCAGGCTTGCGATGGGAGCGTGCAGTCTTCTGCGGGCCTCGAGCCATCGTCCGATCTCCAGCGCGGCGGCGCGCGTCGCATGCGCCTGCCATTCGTCGGGGGTCATGGGCCGGTCGCCCGGCCCGGACTCATCGGGTTCGGCGGTGGCGCTTCGCGCGGCCCCACCAGCCCGCCGCTTTCCCCGCGCCTCAGCCATTGAGCCAGGCGGGCATGGCGGGGGCGCGCGGCGCAGCGGGTGCGGGGGCCTGCGGCGCGAGCGGAGCGGCCGGGGCGTTCTGCGCCCCCCAGGCGGGGGCCTGCGCCGCCGCGGGCTGCGGTGGCGCGCCCCGGTTCGGCACCGCAGGCGACGGTTGTGCCGGCCCCCAGGCGGGCGCCGGCGCCTGCCAGCCCTGCGTCGTGACGCTCGCGGCCTTGCGCGGCGGGGCGTTGACGGGCTCCGGGGGCAGGGTCTCGCCGCGCATGATGGCGGCATACAGCGGCTCGTCGGGCAGGACGACGTTCGCGATGCGGTTCTGGTCGCGATACTGCGGGTTGGAGGCGTGCTCCACCATGATGCGGGCGGCGAAGACGATGCCGTCGAGATGCCTGAGCCCGGGCAGCACCCGCTTTGCCCTGGTCGCCTCGCTCATGTCCTTGGGATTGAGGCCAAGTGCACTGTCGATCATCGCTCGGAAGGTGGATTTCGAGATCTTCCAGCCGATGGACTGGCCCTTCTCGTCCAGCTTGCCGCCCGAGACGGTGAAGCTCTGCCAGAGCTTCCGGCGCGCGTACGGGCCCTCGACCACGGTGAATTCGCAGTCGAGCATCTTCGCGTCGCTGGACTGCGACGCCTTGAGAAGCCCCGCGTCCACCGGGGTCGCGCCGTTCACCCCGCCGGGGCGGATGGTCAGCCGTACCTTGGCGAAGGTGCCGTCGGGGATCAGTTCGCCGATGGGGGGCGTCTGCGGCTGGGCGTCATTCAGGTCGTAGCTCATGGCATGTTTCCTTTCAGGATCAGGAACGGGTAGCGGTGCGGGCGGGGGCGCGGTGGTCGATCTTGGCAAGCAGCGCACCGAGGTCGGGCGGCTCGGTCACATCGAGGCGGCCGGAGCGGTCCTTGGCGGGCAGGCTCCAGGGATTGCCGCCGCGGCAGACCAGGCGGCGCTCGGCGGCGGTCTCGTCGAGGGTCCAGTCGCCCCTGGCGTCGCGGGCGAAGAGGTGCATGGAGACGACCTGATCGACGATGGCCGGCAGCTCCCGTCCGGCCTTCGTGCCCTCCATCTGCGGCTGCCAGGTCGTCGCGCCGAACTCGTCGGTCACCTTCTCGAGCACGCCGACGAAGATCACAGTCTTGCCGCGGGCATGCTGGAGATGCTTCAGGGCCTGGATCACCTCGCGCCCCAGAAGCCCGTAGGCACCGCGGACATCCGGCTTGCCGGTCCGCTCGGAGAACGCCTCGGGCTGCTGGCGGGCATAGGTCATGGCCTGCCGCGTCAGGTCGGTGATCGAGTCGACGAACACGAACCGCTTGCGCGCGAAGTAGTCCTGGATGCCGGTGCCGAGGTACTGCTGCTGCAGCCAGGCGTGATACTCGGTGCCGTACCAGGACTGCGGATGCTGGGCCGGGTCGGGCCCGCCGATCAGCACGACGAGGTCGCGGAAATCGGTGAAGCTGCGCACCGGGATCGAGTCGCCGCGCCAGTCCTGCACCGACTTCATCCCGGCCTCGAGGTCGAGGCAGACGGTCTCCTCGGCCGGCAGCGTCTTCAGGAGCGTCGTCTTGCCGGCACCGCTGGGGCCGAACAGTGCCATCGTGGTCTTGCCCTGAGCCTCGCGCTGCCGCTCCTCGGCGGTGACGATCCGGAGACTCATGCCGCGCCTCCCTGCGGCAGAAGCTCCACCTTCAGCGCCCCGGTGCGCACGGTCCGCGCGGGTTCGAACATCGCACGGATGTTGTCGGGCCAGGCGGCGTATTTGCGCTCGGGAACCTTGAAGGCGATGTCGACATACCGGGCGGGATCGTCCCCGGCGGCGCGGATGCGCTCGACCATGGCGGCAAGGCGATCCTGATCCCAGTCGACCCGTTTCGGCAGATCGGCGACGACGGTGACATCGCCGTCAATGAGCCGGATCGTGCCGGTATCCTTACCCGCCGCCTGCCGTTCTTCGGCGGCGCGGGCGGCATAGCGGATGATCAGCGCACCATCGAGGCGGGCCTTCGCGGCCTTGGTCAGCGCCATGCGCTCGTCGATCTCGCGCTGCAGCATGGCCAACAATGCGACGGGCAACTGCGCGATGTCCTGCAGGCCGAGGCTTGGCAGGTCGTCGACGGCAGGGGTGTTCTTGGGGAACGGCATGTCAGGGTCTCCATGATCGACAGGAATGGAGTTGCGGGCGGTCATCAGGCGGCAGCCTGCGCACGCGAACCGGTGGCGTGGTCGGGCTGTCCCAGCTCGGCGAGCAGGAGCGCGGACAGAGAGACGGCTGCGGCCTTCGGCCTCGGGCGGGAGACGGCGATGTAGGCGAACTGTTCGGGACCCGTGCGCTCCTGCACCAGGTGCACGAGACCCTGTTCGGCGGCCCAGAAGGCCCGCGACCTGAGCCGGGCGAGTTCTGCGCGCTCCTGATCCGGCAACCGGGCGAACATCGGGAAGATGTCGAGAACCAGAAAGCCGCGATGGTATTCGAGCCGGTCGCCCGGCATGGCCTGCGCCACCCAGGCGCAGAACGCGATCTCGGTGAGCGGTCGGCGGGCGCGGACCGTGACGACGGGGGTGGGGCCCATGAACATGATCTCCTCCTTTCGCTTCTACTCAGGCCGCCGCGAGATCGTCCCACGCGGGACCGAGACCGTGGGCGGTGAGGACGTGGCGGAGATCGGCGAGGCGGCGGTAGAGCGCAGACCGGCTGCCGAACCCCTCGGCTGCCAGTGCGGTGACCGGGCGATGCGCCAGCGCCGCGCAGAACCGACGATCCTCGACCGGAAGCCGCCCGAGGGCTGACTGCAGGTCGTGATGAAGTTCGGTGACGGCAGTGGCGCAGCAGGGCTGGCCAGCCCAGGCGGCGAGCCCGTCGTCCTCGGTCAGCGTGTCGCAGATCGGTTCGCGGGTTCCGGCCACGGGCACCGCGAGCGCGAGCAGCGCCCCGCCCTGCGCCCGGCGCTGGCGATGGTGCCGGATCGCGATCCGCGAGCACTGGTTGCGCAGGACGATGTTCGCGAACGCGCCGAGGGAGCCGCGGCGGG